CACTTGACAAAGGAGGTGCAAATTTTAAAAAGCTTTATGACAACTCAAATGTTACCCAAAGAAACGCCAATGGACAGACTCGCTCAGGACTCTATTCTTTGTTCATACCTATGGAATGGAACTACGAAGGATACATTGATTCTTATGGGATACCTGTATTCAATACACCAAAAAAAGAAGTTGAAGATCCGCACGGAACAAAAATAACACAAGGTGTAATAGAGTATTGGGATAATGAAGTAGAAGGACTAAAGTCTGATCAAGATAGTTTAAATGAATTTTACAGACAGTTCCCACGTACAACAAAGCATGCATTTAGGGACGAAAGTAAACAATCTTTATTTAATCTAACTAAAATATATGAGCAAATAGATTTTAATGAAGATCTTAGAAATTCTATAAATATAACACAAGGAAGTTTTCAATGGGAAAACGGGCATAAAGATACTAAAGTAATATTTGTACCAAATAAAGATGGTAGATTTTTAGTTAGCTGGGTTCCTCCTGCAAATTTGCAAAATAAAAGATATATAAAAAATGGTACTAATTATCCTGGTAATGAGCATTGCGGAGCATTTGGCTGTGATCCATACGATATATCGGGTACTACAGACGGCAGAGGATCCAATGGATCTCTTCACGGTTTAACTAAGTTTAGCATGGAGGACGTACCTCCTAATCATTTCTTTTTAGAATATATTGCTAGGCCACAAACCGCTGAGATATTTTTTGAAGATGTACTTATGGCTTGTGTGTTTTACGGAATGCCAATATTAGCAGAAAATAATAAACCAAGATTGCTATATCATTTTAAAAGAAGAGGCTATAGAGGTTATTCAATTAACAGGCCTGATAAAAAATATAACAAACTTTCTGTAACGGAAAGAGAGCTAGGTGGAATACCTAACTCAAGTGAAGACATTAAACAAGCACACGCCGCTGCTATAGAAACTTATATAAATGATTTTGTAGGTTTAAAAGAAACCGGCTATGGAGATGTGTATTTTCAAAGGACATTAGAAGATTGGGCAAGGTTTGATATTAATAATCGAACAAAGCATGATGCATCAATAAGTTCAGGATTAGCTTTAATGGCTTGTAACAAGCATAGATACGCGCCAAATCCACCTAGGCAGAAGCCGGAAGCGGTAGATTTAGGAATAAAGAAATACGACAACAAAGGTTCAATATCAAAAATAATAAGTTAAATGAGTATATATACTAACACCAACAGCGCTTTTCCTAGTCAAGTAGTGAGTGACGCAGAAAAAGCAAGCTTGGAATATGGAACGCAAGTTGGACAAGCTATTGAATACGAATGGTTTGGTCAAGGCAGAACCAATGGTAATAGATATTTAACTAGTTGGAATCAATTTCACCAATTAAGATTATATGCTCGAGGCGAGCAGTCAATACAAAAGTATAAAGATGAACTATCTATTAATGGTGATTTATCTTATTTAAACTTAGACTGGAAACCTGTACCAATTTTATCTAAATTTGTAGATATTGTTGTTAACGGTATATCTGGTAAAACTTATGATATTAAAGCATACGCTCAGGATCCTCAGTCAATAGAAAAAAGAACAGGTTATGCTTCTATGCTTTATGAAGACATGGTAGCTAAAGAATATTTAGATAGCTTAAAACAAACATTAGGCATTGATTTATATCAAACTCCTAATGTAGATGTAATACCAGAATCAAAAGAAGAGCTGGAGCTTCACATGCAATTAAGCTATAAGCAATCAATTGAAATAGCAGAAGAAGAAGTTATATCATCTGTGCTTGCTCAAAACAAATATGATTTAACTAGAAGAAGGTTAAATATGGATTTAACGGTTTTAGGTATTGCATGTGCTAAAACTGGTTTTAATACTGCAGAAGGTGTTACGGTTGATTATGTAGACCCTGCTTATGTGATTTACTCTTACACTGAAGATCCTAATTTTGACGACGTGTATTACGTAGGTGAAGTAAAATCTATAACAATACCTGAACTTAAAAAAGAATTTCCAGATATTTCAGAAAAAGAACTTGAAAGAATTCAAAAGATGCCAGGCAATAGCCAATATGTAACAGGCTGGGGAAATTACGATCAGAACACAGTTCAAGTGTTATACTTTGATTATAAAACATATTCAAATCAAGTATTTAAAATAAAGCAAACAGAACAAGGTTTAATGAAAGCTTTAGAAAAGCCTGATACATTTGATCCTCCTGCTAATGATAATTTTGAAAGAGTATCAAGATCTATTGAAGTGTTATATACAGGAGCTAAAGTATTAGGTAATAATGATATGCTTAAATGGGGGTTGGCAGAAAATATGTCAAGACCTTCAGCAGACACTACTAAAGTTGAAATGAATTACGCTTTATGCGCACCTAGAATGTATAAAGGAAGAATTGAATCTATTGTAAGCAAATGTATTGGTTTTGCTGATATGATTCAATTAACTCATTTAAAGCTACAGCAAGTTTTATCTCGTATGGTACCAGATGGTGTCTACTTAGATATGGATGGACTTGCAGAAGTTGATTTAGGTAACGGAACTAACTATAATCCAGCGGAGGCATTAAATATGTATTTCCAAACGGGTTCTATTGTAGGTAGATCACTTACGCAAGATGGAGACATGAATGCTGGCAAAGTGCCTATTCAAGAGCTTAACAGTTCATCTGGCCAAGCTAAGATAGCAGCGCTTATACAAACGTATCAATACTACTTACAAATGATACGTGATGTAACAGGGCTTAATGAAGCTAGAGATGGCACCGCAATGGATAAGAACTCATTAGTAGGGCTGCAGAAAATGGCCGCTAACGCATCCAATGTAGCAACTAGGCATATTAATCAGTCTAGCCTTTATATTACCCTTAAACTAGCCGAAAACATTGCGCTTAAAGTAGCTGATGCATTAGAATTTCCGCTTACAAGAAGTGCATTGCAAAATTCTATATCAACGTTTAATATAAAAACATTAGACGAAGTAATCAATTTAAATCTACACGACTTCGGTATATTTTTAGAACTAGAGCCAGATGATGAAGAGCTAGCGCAGCTAGAAGCAAACATACAAGTTTCATTACAACAAGGTAGTTTAGATTTAGAAGACGCTATAGATTTAAGACAAATAAAAAATCTTAAATTAGCAAATCAAATGCTTAAAATAAAGCGCAAATCAAAAGCTAAACAAGATCAAGCTAACCAACAGGCAAACATTGCAGCACAAGGGAAGTCTCAAGCAGACACTGCTGAAAAAACGGCAATGGCTGAAGTACAAAAGCAAGAAGCTATAATGGGTGCAAACGTTCAATTTGAGCAATCCAAAAATCAAATGGAAATACAAAGAATGGAAATTGCAGCGCAATTAGAAGCGCAAAAAATGCAAACAAAATTTCAATACGATATGCAGCTTAAGCAGATAGATGTTCAAAACACTACACAAAAAGAAGGTGCAATTGAAGATCGCAAAGATAATCGAAGTAAAATGGAAGCTTCGCAGCAAAGTGAATTAATAAGTCAAAGAAAAAACGATGGCTTGCCAATAGACTTTGAACAGCAACCTGATCAGGGTATGCAAGCTTTTATGTAAAAAGTAAACAATTATTTAATTATATTTTATTATGTCAGAAGAAACAAAAACAAATGAACCTGTTAAACAGGAAGGCGAGTTTAAACTTAAAAAGAAAACTCCTAAAAAATTAACAACACCTAGTGACGAACCGGTAAGAGTCAGCATCAAAGAGCCTTTGATTGAGCTACCCCCAGAAGTTACAAAAGTGGTAATACCAAAAGAAGATGCCATTCAAGTCGGAGAAACAAAGGAAGTATCTGTGGAAGAACCATCCGGAGATAGCGCAGAGGTGGGAGAACCTGTACAAGAGTCCGACAAGGATGCTGAAGGGTTTTCTCCAATCAAAGAAGTAACAGAAGTTGAAAAGGTTGAAGCTCAAGTAGAAAAAGCTATACAAGATGAAAAAATTCTTGGTAAAGCTTTACCTGAAAATATTGAAAAGTTAGTTTCGTTTATGGAAGAAACAGGCGGAACAATAGAGGATTATACAAGACTTAATGCTGACTATTCTCAAGTAGATGATGTTACATTATTAAAAGAATACTATAAAAAAGAAAAGCCTTATTTAGAAGGTGAAGACATTGATATGTTATTAGAGGACTTTATCATTGATGAAGATGTCGACGAAGATAGAGATGCACGCAAAAAAAGAATTGCGTTTAAAGAAGAAGTTGCAAAAGCCAAAAGCTATTTAGAGGAAACAAAGAGTAAATATTACGACGAAATCAAGTTGAGACCGGGCGTTACTCAAGACCAACAAAAAGCTACGGACTTTTTTAACCGATATAATAAGCAGCAGGAGCAAGCTGAGCAACAACATGCCCAATTCAAGGAAAGTACCAAAAAGCATTTTAACGACAACTTCGAAGGTTTCGATATTAAGGTCGGTGAAAAAAGCTATAAGTACAATATTCAGAATCGTGATAAAGTTGCAGAAAGCCAATCGAATATTAACAACCTTGTCGGGAAGTTCCTTGACTCAGATGGTAATGTTAAAGACACGAAAGGTTATCACAAAGCTATGTATGCCGCTGACAATGTGGATAAGATTGCCGCTCATTTTTATGAGCAAGGAAAAGCAGATGCTGTAAAAGAAGTTGTAAACAGTTCTAAAAACTTAAGTAGTACTAAAGCTAGATCTACTCAAGGAGATGTGTTTATAAACGGACTTAAGGTAAAAGCCATTTCAGGCGCTGATTCCAAAAGCTTACGAATTAAAACAAAAAAATTTAACTAAAAAAAACTAAACAATTATGGCTTTACAACCACAATTTGGAAGTTTAATCCCTTCCTCTAGGCAAGAGCTATTAAATAGCAACTACCTACAATTTAACGGCGGTAACGCAGCAAATGGTGATTCAACTACTTTTGCTCAACAATACCTGCCAGAAATTTATGAAGCTGAAGTAGAGCGTTACGGAAATCGTACGTTATCTGGCTTTTTAAGAATGGTTGGCGCTGAAATGCCAATGACAAGTGATCAAGTAATTTGGTCAGAACAAAATAGATTACACATATCTTATGATAACTGTGCTATCGGTGGTGCAGGTAACAACACTATTACTGTTGCTCCTATTGCTGGATTTCCAGGTGTACAAAATGTTGTTTCAGTAAATGACACTGTAGTTATATTAGATACGGTTACAGGCCTAGAAGCAAAAGCTGTTGTAACAGCTAGTGTAATTGGCGCTGCTGCTGTAAATGGAACAATTACTGTTGCTTTATTTAACGGTAACAATATGAATCAAGCTGGACAAGTATTTACAAATGGTAGTGTAAAAGTATTTGTATACGGATCTACTTACGGAAAAGGTACTCAAATAAATCAAGCTGTTGGAAATGCGCAAACTACTCAGACTAGAGTTTCTGTTGAACCTCAGTTTACACAATATTCTAATTCACCAATCATATTAAGAAGCCAGTACGTAGTATCTGGATCTGACATGGCTCAAATTGGATGGGTTGAAGTTGCGACTGAAGACGGAACATCTGGATACCTATGGTATTTAAAAGCTGAATCTGAAACAAGATTACGTTTTGAAGATTACTTAGAAATGAGTATGATTGAAAGTGAATACAGTCAATTAGCTGCAGGAGCAAACGGAACTATTCCTGGATCTGAAGGTTTATTTGCCGCTATACAATCTCGTGGAAATGTAGAAGTAGGATTTACTGCTGCTGCTGGACTTGACGAATTTGATGCTATCCTTAAGAATTTAGACACTCAAGGAGCGATTGAAGAAAACATGTTATTCTTGCAAAGACAAACTGCTTTAGATTTTGACGATATGTTGGCTTCTATCTCTGGTGGATTTGCTGGAGGTACTGCTTTTGGATTATTTGAAAATTCTGAAGAAATGGCTTTAAATCTTGGATTCTCAGGATTTAGAAGAGGTTCTTACGACTTTTACAAAACAGATTGGAAATACTTAAATGATGCTTCTACTCGTGGAGGGATACAAGGTATTAATTCAATTGAAGGTGTATTAGTACCAGCTGGAACTTCTACAGTATACGATCAAGTATTAGGAACTAATATCCGTAGACCATTCTTACACGTACGTTACAGAGCTTCACAGGCTGACGACAGAAGAATGAAATCTTGGTTAACTGGTTCTGCTGGTGGTGCATTTACTTCAACTCTTGATGCTATGGAAGTCAACTTCCTATCTGAAAGATGTTTAGTAACTCAAGCTGCTAACAACTTTGTATTATTCAAAGGAATCTAATTGATTCAACATTAATGTAATTGTTACCCTCGTTGAATTGACGGGGGTAATTATTACTTTTATAAACTATTTAATTATATTATATTATGGCTAAAGAAGCTAAAGCACAACAAGTTGAGGTTGCACCTCAAGAAGAAGTGGTAACAAAAGTTGCTACTCCAGTAAAACCTACAAAACCAACGTGGGAAATTAAAGATAGAGTATATTTTTTAAAGGGCGATAAAAACCCTTTAACAATGACAATACCAGGAAAGCATACGCGAAAGCACGCTTTGCTTTACTTTGATAGCAAAACTGGAAAACAAAGAGAAATAAGATATGCTACAAATCAAGATTCACCTCTTGTAGACGAACAAAAAGGTGAAGTAACAATGGGGCATATAAGGTTTTTAAAAGGCAGCTTAACTGTTAAAAAAGAACAACAAAATTTACAAAAACTATTGTCTTTATATCATCCTTTAAAAGGTAAATTATACGAAGAGTTTAGTGCAAAAGAAGAAGCGGTTGATCAGTTAGAAATATTAGATCTTCAAATTGATGCTTTAAATGCAGCTAGATCAATGGACGTAGATTTTGGAGAAGCTATTTTAAGAGTAGAGATAGGATCTAAAGTAAACGAAATGAGCTCTAAAGAATTAAGAAGAGACTTATTATTATTTGCTAGAACAAATCCAATGTTATTTATTGAACTAGCAAAAGATGAAAACGTGCAATTAAGAAACGTTGCGGTTAGAGCAGAAGAAATGGGTATTATAAATTTATCACAAGATCAAAGAACCTTTACATGGGGATCGAATGGTAGAAAACTAATGAACGTTCCTTTTGACGAAAATCCTTATTCAGCATTTGCTGCTTTCTTAAAAACAGATGAAGGTGTAGAAATCTATAAGTCTATAGATAAAAAACTATAAAAACAAGTGATACTATATATAGGCGGTTTCGGCCGCCTTTTTAGTATATAAAAATAAACAAATGGCAGTAAGCGTAAATACAGTATATCAAACAGTCTTGTATATTATAAACAAAGAACAAAGAGGGTATATAACTCCATCTGAATTCAGCAGTTTGGCTACGCAAGTACAAAGCGAAATATTTGGAACTTATTTTCCAGATGGCAACCAAGTTAACCGCCAAAATCAAAGCAACACTCAAAATGATACAGAGTTCTTTAACATGTTTAAAGACATCACTTACAAATTATATCCTTTTGAAAAGGATGCAGCGTTTTCTTACGACGCAACCAATGACGGATTCTACTATGCCGGCACTGGAATTTTATACAAGTTAGGTGAAATTATTTCTACATATAACACCTTAAATCCTACATACAATTCAATAACTCAATTAGCTACTAAAAGCGATTATTCAGAGATAACTAGATCAAAGTTAACTGCTCCTACCGTTAGCTACCCTATTGCTTATACTACAAATGCAATAATTGCAGGTTCAACTACAAGTCAACTTTTAATAAAAATTTCACCGACTCCTAATGTTTTAAATATAAATTGTTTATTTAAACCAACTGATCCTGTCTGGGATTTTACAGTAGGTGCGCTTGGTCAGTTTTTATTTAATCCAGTCGGGAATGCAGGTTCTAGTAGTGTAGATTTTGAATTAGATGTTTCCGAAAAAAACAATTTAGTAACAAACATTTTAAAATATTGTGGAATTATTATAAACGATCCTACAATTATACAAGTAGCTGAACAAGAATCGCAGCAAGCATCAATTAACGCAAAATCATAGTAACAAATGGGTTTAATAACTGAAACAAATCAACAATATTACCAAGGAGCCCAAGGATTTTTATCTACAGGAGACGATGCTCAAGTATACACAACTACATTTGACACAGATTTAATATTTGGTGATTGGAATCCAGCTAATGCTAATTATGCTTTAAACAATTTTAAAGTATATACAAGCACCACCGGACTTCCTCAAACTTATACAGAATACTTATTAGCTTACACTGTTGTAAATAACGTTATAGATATAACCGCCACTTTACCTGCAGGAACTTTTGTTGTTGCTCAATTAAAAGTATTAAGCGGGGGTAAGTACGGTCAAACAGAAGCTGAAAAAGCTTACGGAAATGCGGTTGAAGATAATTATGGTAGCTATGAATATATAAAACTAACCGATGCTATAGCCAACTTTATGGTTGGTTATGTAGGTGATGGTAAATTAATACAAAAAGCTAAAAAATCTGACGTATTGTTTTTTGCTAAAAGATCTTTGCAAGAATTTAGCTATGATACTTTAAAAAGTATTCATTCTCAAGAGTTAAATGTACCAGCTAGCTTAAGCGTTATATTGCCTCAAGATTATGTTAATTACGTAAGAGTATCTTTTATAGATCCTTTAGGCGTAAAAAGAATTATATACCCGGCAAACAATTTAACTATAGCTCCTTTTGAAACACCAATTCAAGATCAAGTAGGTGTGCCAACTCAAGATAATTTTGGAGAAAACATTGAAGGAACTTCTCTTACAGTAGAAAGATGGAAAAAAGCTAACGACAATTTAATAAACGGACAAGCTGCAAGCAATATAAACGAAGCTATAGACTTCCAAAATGCTTATGGCTTTGGAGGTAGTTGGAATTGGGGAGGACAATACGGTCTTGACCCGCAAACATCTCAAACAAACGGCTGGTTTAACATGGACGAAAGAGAAGGTAAAATGTCTTTTTCTAGTAATTTAGCAGGAAGACTTATTGTACTAGAGTACATCTCTGATGGCTTAGCTTATGATGCGGATACTAAAGTACCTAAGTTAGCAGAAGATGCTTTATACGCGTCTATACTGTATTCTATAGTGTCTACAAGATCAGGACAACAAGAGTATTTAGTTCAAAGATTACAAAAAGACAGAAGAGCTAAACTTAGAAATGCTAAAATAAGATTATCAAATATTAAGCTTGATGAAATAGTTCAAGTAATGCGAGGTAAATCTAAATGGATAAAATCATAAATTAAATGAACAAGTCTAAAAATACTTTTTTAAAGTCCAAAATGAACAAGGACATTGATGCTCGTATTCTACCTAATAACGAATATAGAAATGCGGTTAATGTTCAAGTAAACAAGTCTGAAGGTTCTAATGTAGGTTCTTTAGAAAACGTTTTAGGGAATGTAAGTGTAGCAGATGTAGCAACGCACACAGGGGTTGCTGATTTAAAATGTATTGGTACATTACAAGACGAATCCACAGGTATTACTTATTTGTTTTTTACAGATAACACAAAGGGAGAATATTATCCAACTGGCCAATATTCAAATCATTTTATTATATCCTTTAATAGCAACAACAATTCTTTAATAACGCTAGTACAAGGCCCATTCCTTAATTTTTACACAGGCAGTCCAGTGTATGGCTCAAACATTATAGAAAATTTACTTTTTTGGACAGACAATAGAAACCAACCTAGAAAAATAAACGTAGATTTTGCAAACACTAGCTCTGATCAATCCCCCACCTACTATACAACTGAAGATCAAATATCAGTAGCTAAATATAATCCGCATGATTGCATTGAAATGTATGCGGAAAGCAAATTATCTACAGCGGTTACAACTGAATACGAGTCAACCATGAAAGATGTTAGCAGTAAAAATTTACCAAACGGAGGCAATGGTGAACTAAACGCTGCGGTTGCTTCGGGTGATTTAATAATGATAATTAAAAACTTTGTAGGTGACATACAAGTAACGGGTGCAACAACTTACGATTCAACATCGTCTATATCTTACATTGATGCGTCAAACAATGTACAGCTTATTCCAAGCACCGTAATAAGCTCAGCTGTTTATGATACAGGTAATTCTTTATGGACAATAACTATAGACAACAACACATCTTTCCCTGCTTTAGACGCTAATACAGTTATAATATTAAATGCAAATCCTTATTATGATTCGCAATTTGCAGGTGATCCTACTTATTTAGATGACAAATTTGTAAGGTTTGCTTATAGGTTTAAATTTGATGATAATGAATACTCATTGTTTTCAACATTTACTCAAGCCGCTTTTATACCTAAGCAAGACGGATATTTCATGTACGTTCAAAAAGATGATTTAAAAAAAGTAAACAATGAATCTGAAGCGTCTAGAAGTACTATTGTTAATTTTGTAGAAAATAAAGTAGATCAAATAAAACTAAGAATACCTTTACCTTTTAAAAATTACAATTTACGTGATTCTTTAAAAGTTACAGAAATTGACATACTATATAAAGAGTCAGATCAAATACCCGTTAAGGTTATTGACACAATTAATGCAAATGATATTTACAATGCTTCCGCTTCTTGCCAAGTTAAAACAGCCACAGTAGGCGCTCAAACAACTGTTGCGGTTGATAATATAGTTGGCGGTATAAAAATAGGAAGTTATGTAACTGGTTTTGGTATAACAACAAATGTAACCGTAGTCGCTTATAATCCAGATAATCCAAATGTAAACCCCAGCACTGTGGGTACTATAGCTTTAAGTTCTGCTCAAACATTAGCAGAAAATGTAGAATTAACTATAGGGGAACCAGATTACCATGTTTATGATTACCAGTCTAAAAAACCTTTTAGAACTTTGCCAGAAAAAGATTTAATAAGAGTTTTTGATAAAACACCTATAAGAGCTTTGGCTCAAGAAATTTCAGGCAACAGAGTTATATATGGTAATTATTTAAATAAATATACTGCTCCTGAGTTTATTAATTACAACCTAGCTATAACAGATAAATCTGCCTTTGGTCTAAACGGAGGTACGGCACAAATATTAGGCTCATTCCCTATTGGCTCAACTATTATTGATTTAACTAGTATTAAAGGAGAGTTTTTAATAGGCATGGAAGTTATTTCCGATGGTGTAGCGCCAGGAACATTAATAACTGCTATAAGCGGATCAACTATAACATTAGACACACCAACAATTGGCATACTAGTTAATTTACAACTAGTAGTTTTAGAACCAGGCGGAACTGAACAAAATACAACAAGTCGAATTGAGTATCCTAGTTCAAGTTTAAAAACAAATAGAAATTACCAAGTAGGTGTTGTTTTATCAGATAGATATGGAAGACAATCAGGTGTTATATTATCTAATAACAAAGAAGTTTCTGTTTCAGGGACTCAAACGTTTATAGGTTCTACTATATATTCACCTTATAACACACCAACAACACAACCTGATAGCTGGCCAGGTGATTCAATAAAGCTTATTTTTAATAATCAAATAGCTACAGACTATAACGGAGACGTCACAAGTCCAAAATATAATCCTTTAGGTTGGTATTCGTACAAAATTGTTGTAAAGCAAACTGAACAAGAATATTATAACGTTTATTTACCCGGTATAATGTCGGGCTATCCAGAAAATTTGACTTTAGAGCAGGGACAAACTTCGCATGTAGTTTTGACAAGTGATAACATTAATAAAATACCTAGAGATTTAAATGAAGTAGGACCTACACAAGATCAATTTAGAAGTTCTGTTAAACTGTATGGCAGAGTTGAAAATTCGCCTACGCTAGTTACCACAAATAACTTTGGCCTTAGTAATTTACAATATTATCCTGGTAGAGAATTTGATATTGCTATTACTATTTCTCCTTTAAACGATCTATTTGATTATAACCAACAAGACCCACCAACGCCAAATTTCTTTCCGCAATTTTACACATACAATTCTAATCCTTATATAGCTAGAATAAGCACTGCTAGTAAGATAGGGCAATTAGCTAATACAAATTATACGGCTGTTAGCGGTTTTGCATCAATAGACGATACTTCAGATACTATAAGACTTTATAATGTTTCTGGCGATACTGCTGGAATTGCATTAGGTAATTCCGTAACAGGCCCTGGATTTCCAGAAGATTTAACTGCCGCTACTGCATCGCCTTTTGCCGGAGAATCGCCCGCAGGTCAAGTAAATTTAAACACAGGCAGCACAGGTTTAACTTTATTTTTTCAAAATAATGTAACTTTTGCCGCAGTAGGCCAAGTTCTTACAGGAGCCGGTATAGCCTCAGGAACGGTTGTGACGGATATACAGGCAGGTGGCACAGAAATTATAATGAATCAAGTAGCTAGTGTTATTAGTAATACACCTGTGCTTTTTACAAACCCTGCAACATTAATAGTAAGCCAAGCAGTTACTTTTCAAGAGGGTGATGCTATAACCATTTCAAGTCAATTAAAACCAGGAATACAATATTTAGCTGTATATGAAACGGAACCCGTACAAAGTCTTTTAGATATTTTTTGGGAGTCTTCTTCAACTGGTATTATACAAGACATTAACAATATAATATTAAACGAAAACACAGGAGGAGTTGCTGCCGGAAGCTTAGCTCCTTTTAATACTAATGTTTTTAAAGAAGATTTAAGGCAAGATCCTGTAACTAACGCATATCCTAATATTACAGTAGCTCCTTTTGGGTTAGTTGATAATTTCGAGCAGCCAATCCCTTCTGGGAGTATAAACACACCTTTGTCTTTAGATAGAGTGGAAAATGGTTATGGAGAAAACGTGCAAACTGTTTATCAAAATGGTGGCACTATAACACCGGTTTTTAGTTTTGCAGAAGTAGGAAGTAGCGGTCTTTACAATATAAAAATAGCTGAAGGGTTTGGAAGAAATATTTATTTTGGGGAAGATGAACTTTTACATACTTTTACATTCTTTTTTAGCGCAACTGTAAATAACTTAGAAACTTTTTTTGAAAGAGAAGCTATTTTAAGAAATGTACAGCCGTATTTTTATACATGGGAAGGCACTAGCTTTAAAGCGTTACGTACTCAAACAGCCGAAGCAACAGCTAGTGGTTTTAAATTTGACGTATACGACGAAGGCCCTTCAGCAAGTAATATAATTCCAGGATTTAAAGTTTACAACAACACAACTCCTGCGGCTTTTCAAAGCAATTTAGTAACCGCAGGAACTTCGTTCACTATCCCTCCAAATATAAACAATATTATTGGGTATCCAAACAATCCTATTTCTGCAGCTCCTTTTCCTACAGGCTCAACTCAAACAAGCACTCAAATAACATTTAGCCCAGAAAGTTGGTCTGTTTTTGGCAACCCTACTGTAGCTGTTAATAATTTAGTTTTATTTGATCCAAATTTTACAATTCAAGCTAGCAGCAGCATTCCTGCAGGAACATTTGTTACAGCCTTTGCGGACGGAACAGCTGGGTCGGGAACCAGAACAGCAACATTTAGCAACAGTATAACAACAACACATGTTGGTAATGGGTTTACTGCTTTTGGAGAAGGAGAAGGTGACGCTATGCAATTTTGGACGCCTAATTATTTAGAAGTTTCAGCTTCTGTAAATGTAACAGCAGGTGATTTAATATATGTTTTTGACACACCTAATTGGGGTAATTGCCCGATAGGCCCTGTTTATACAGGAAGTGCAAATTTAGAATTAATAACCACAATACAAGGGGTAAATGGAGCAGGATTTGATATAAATGATTTATTTGGAACTAATCAAGGATTACAAAAATGGAGAGATCTTACTTGCACTATTTTAAGCGTTATTAATAGTAATGGTGAAGATGCCGATCAATATTTTGGATTATCAAATCAAGGGTTGATGACACAAAACTTAGCAGGACTTGGTGAAGTTAATTTGCTTAACATAGGTTATCAAAATACTTCAATGCCCGCGGACGTGTATAGGGTTAATTTAAGACTTGACGATCCTTCTGACTTTTCACTTTGTCAGGTAATTGTTAACACAGGTTTACAGCTTTGTACAAACCAACCAGCATCTCAATTTGGGGATCACCCTTATGGCGTGCAAGAATACACAGTAACCGCTACAGGAGCTGGTCTTCCTGCTATAGTTCGTAAATACTTATTTGTTTCTATTTGCGAAGGAGCCGCTGGTCAAGATCCGCTATTTGGAGGTAATGGATCAAATGGATATTGGTTATGGATCGGTGGTTCAGATGGAGAAACTGCAACAAACCCTTCTTGGGATAATTGCATAGGCTCCAACGGAGGTACAAATATACTTTTAGAAGCACTTCCAAACACTCCAAATCCTTATACAAGCGGAAGCGCCTGCAGTGGAGGCTGGATTAAAGGATTTGCATGGGATGATATTGGTAGTATTAGCGGAGGCAGGTCTGCTCTTTTATCAATGCCTTGTGTTGACTTAGCATTGGGTTATCAAACATCTATAACTCAAATTAAAGGAACTGGGTCAGGAATTCCTTTAACACCAAGCGTAGAAAACTACGTGTTTACTATTTAAACATAGTGTAATTTAACGCAAAAATAAGTAATAATTAAACAATGGGAGCAGTAATTGAGGTTAAATACTTTAACACTTTTATATTAAAAAAGACAATCAGCGATGACGAGCCAATATGGAATGGGTCGTTTGGCGTGCCAAATTCTGTTCCAGGCTCTTATCCTGTTGTAGCCGGTATTGGGGGTAACAATGATTACGCTATAGAAGAAGCTAGAATAAGAGGTGGTTATAACAACACAACGGTTGACTTTGGCGTTAAGGCTTATATAGTTGAAGACGAAAGAACCGGCTCAAGAAGAAGCAGCTCTCTTATATATTCTGGTATATTTAATTCAAGAACAGGTATTAATCAAACAAATGTATTTTCAGTTGGTGAAGATATAACAAAAACCGCAGATCCTGCAAATGCATCAATACAAAAGCTTTATGCAGAAGATACTAATTTAGTTATATTTCAAGAGCTGAAAGTTAGCAGGGCTTTAATAGATAAAGACGCAATATACAATGCTGAAGGCGGAGGAGCTGTTACATCTTCTAATTTAGTAATAGGAGTTATACAGCCTTATGCTGGAGAATACGGTATAAGTCAAAACCCTGAAAGCTTTGCTATATACGGCTACCAAAAATATTTTTCAGATCAAAACAACAATGCTATATTAAGACTTAGTTTAAATGGCATTGAAGAAATTTCTAGATATGGCATGAGAGATTTTTTTAGAGATGACTTAAATAGAATAAGGACATCGTCTGGCTCAGGAAAAGTAATAGGTGCATATGACATACATAATAATCAATATGTGGCTTCATTGCAAGCAAGCGCAGGCTCATCTTATAATACGCTTTCTTTTGACGAGCAAGCAAAAGGCTGGGTAAGCTTCTTTTCTTTTGATCCAGAAAGAATGTTTAGTATTAAAAATAATTTTTATACTGTAAAAAATGGAAAAATATGGGAGCAATACGCCGACCCAATTGATTACACGGGTGCTAAAAGAGGTAATTTTTATGAAATAGATTATCCAAGTACTGTTACTGTATCATTCAATGCGGCCCCTGCTAATTCAAAAACGTTTAAAACAGTTAGCTATGAAGGAGCAAACGGGTGGGAATTAACATCTTTAGTTTCAGACCCAACAGGAGCAAATACTAGTCCAGCTGTTGCTTGGAGTTCTGCAAATGATTTAACAAGCTTAACAACCGCAACCACTGAATACCCGTCTTTATATAGTTACTACGACGGTGAATACATAGAACTTCAATCTACCGCTACAGTTAGCCAAGTAATTAGTACAACGCAATTTTTAATAACAACGTTAAAAGAACCTTTAAGTAATTCTTCTATTTTTGGGCCAAATGTACCGCTTGCTGCCGCATTAACAAATGTTACAGGCGTTGCTGGAAGTGTGACTGTAGACAATAATAATACAGTAAACACTATTATTTCAGGCGTTACTCAAGTAATTCCAGCAGGTACGTTGATTTCAGCAGGACAGACTACAATACCTTTAGGTACATTTGTAGTTTCTTATAACAATGCAACAGGAGCTTTGGTTACTAATACTGCAATAACAATTGCTGCGGGTGATAATATTGTTTTTAATAATTTTTATATAATAACAATTAGCATAGCGTCCCCAAATATTATAGCTAATACTATTTTAACGTTTAACAGCGTAACTAATAGAGCTAATTATTTGTCTATCTTTAACACAGAAAGCCCTGCGTATCCTGCGTTTCATGCTGGATTTGATCGTAAGGAAAATAAATATGTTGGTAATTTAAGAAACTTTACTCCTGCATCTAACGGCGAAATTATTTGGGGAGAATCAATAAGTGGTGTTAAGGGATTTTATTCTTTAGCTACATTTTCAACTGATACAACTACAGAGCTTGGCGGAAATAAACAATTGTTTTCCGTAGAAAGTTCTTATATAATGAACAATGGATATTAAAATTAAAAATATATGTTAGCAAGTGCAATAATAGGTGGCGCAGTTAGTATAGCTGGAGGAATCATAGGAGCGAGTGCAGCTAAAGATAGAGAGCGCGCTGCTAGAAAAGAAAGACTTAAGCTACAAGGCAAACTAGAAGATTTAGAAAACAATCGACAAGACATAATTAATCCTTATGCAGGTGTTAGTGATCTTAGCAGTATGATAAGCAATCCTTTTGCAAATTTATCAGTGGCTACAGGAGCTGCAGAAATGCAAATAGAAGAAGCAGATGTGTCTTTAGCAAATACTTTAGATACTATGCGAGCTACCGGAGCAGGTGCAGGTGGAGCAACAGCTTTAGCACAAGCTGCTTTACGATCTAAAAAAGGCGTTAGCGCAAGTATAGAAGCTCAAGAAAAAACTAATCAAGATAAAATGGCTGCAGGCGAACAAGCTTTACAGCAACAAAAAATGGCAGAAGCGCAAAGAATTCAACAATCTGATGTGGCAGGTGAACAGTTTATGTTTAGCACTAGAGAAGGCAGAGAGCTAGAGCAACTAGATAGAACAGCCGCAATGTTAGGCGCAGCTAAACAAGCAGAGGGTCAAGCACAATCTGATAGGACAGGTGCTATTACCGGAATGGTTGGAGGCTTAACTCAAATGGCGGGTGGATATATGGCAGCTTCATCATCTTAATAAAAAAATAATGGAAAACAAAAATTTATTAAAAAATCTATACTTAAAGCAATTTAATCAAAGTAATGCTATTGCTTATAGTCAGAGTTTTGTTGCAAGTCCTAGTGATTATAACTTTCAATTACTTGACAACGCTTACAGAGAAGCTGGTAGACATTATGCTAAATTAAAAATAGCAATAGAGTCTAACAAGTGTATGTCAGAAAATTGCGAGATTGAATTAGCTCAGCTAAAGTATTTACAAGAAGCTCCACAAACTTCCTTAGATTTTTTAGCATCTCTTATGTCAGAACTTAATGTAACAGAGCAATCAAGCTTTGATCCCAATAATAATTATTCTTATGCTGTAGCCAACAGCTTAATGACCGGTAAGCCAGGATTTTCTTTATCTGACGGATACAATGCTTATTTAGATTTGTTATCTAACGGAACTCAACAAATTTCTTTTACAGGTCCTGCTTTTGAAACTCCATTAACAATAAACAGTGCTTCATTAAAAGCTTTAATAGATTCGGATACATCATTAGTAGTACCTACACCAGACATTGGAAAGGACATGCTAAGACTATTACCTGAAACCGGATTGTTCATACAAGAAATGATTAATGAAAATAAGCAATTAAAAGGAAACGCAAAAATAAGCGAAGAGTTTGTAATGAAAAATGCAGACGGAAGTTTTGATTATGAAATTATTGACTTAGGTAACGGCAAAGGAAGAAATGTACTTAAATACGATATGGAAAAAATATCTAAAAAAGTTACTCCTTTTATAAATGCAGAAGTTGCAGGTTTGTTATCTTCGGAGCAGGATGCTGTAGCGGCATGGAATGTTTATATATCAAAAGACACTAGTACTACAGAAGACGATCAAATGGTTCAAAATGCAAATGCAGCAGAGTCTAGCTGGTTGTACGAAAGAGATTTACCATTGTCTCCAGATAAAAAAGAAATGTTTGGTACAAAATATAAAGAATACTTTATGAATAATTATCTAAATGAATTTACTAAAAACCAAATACCTACGGTAAAAGAGGATGCATCTGTATTTGATTTATCAGAAGCCAAACAAGCAAAAGCTCAAAAGTTTTTAGATGATAATAACTTAAATTAAATTAAATGAATTTACTAGAATACGTACAATCGTTAGGCTCTGATATATCTTTAGAAGAAAAGATTTTTTTAACTAAAAACTGGAAGAAAAAAAATGAGCCAACTCAAGAGGTTGCTCAAGAAGAAAAGCCTAATAAATTTAATGAAGATGGATCTTTAAATGTGGATTCTTTTTCTGAAGAAACTAGAGGCGCTGCTGAAAAAGTAAACGAAAAAAAGAAAACTGCTGCTGCACAGGACACTGCAACAGCTCCACCGGTCGTGTCCGAGAAATTCAATTTTGGGGTTGGAAAATCTCTATTTCAAGAAAGTGAATGGCTAAAAGCTTACAAGAAAGACGAAAAACAAAAAAAAGCTTATGACGATCAGCAAGCAAAGTTTAATTCTGTTGTTTCTAAAGAAGAAACATATACGGCTAATGCTTACGATTTTAAATGGAATGTAGGCAAAGGTGGTACTATAGAGTATTATCAAAAAAAAGAAGGTACAAACGATTGGAAAAAAGAAACAAATAATCTTTCTATATTTAGCATAGCAGGAGAACTTGGGCATTTAGATAAGGAGCAAGAAGCTAAATTAAAAGCATACAAAAAACAACAACAAAAACAAAAAAAAGCTGCATTTGATTTTAATGCAATATTAGAAAGAAATAAAAAGTTAGGTAATACAGAAGAACTTGAAGCTAATCTTAATCCAAAATTTAGTTTAGGTTCAACTTCTAAACCAGAAACTTTAGAGTTGACAGGGGATATTAATAAGGAATTAATTTCCAAAATGGATAACGATCTTCTTACTTCTAAAAGTTCCGAGCTTACTTATTATACTATTCAAAAAAATAAAGTAAAAGAAATACAGCTTCAAAGATCTGAACTAGAAAATAAAGCAACTAGATTTGCAAAAAGCGAAGGGCTTAATGAGCAGCAAACTTTAGATCTTGTTAATAAAGAATTAGAAAATTTTGATGAGCAGTATGGATCTGATATTGAATTAATAGAAGAATTAAATGGCTTAACTCCATTGCAAAGAGATGCTTTACAACAGCTTAAAAAAGATACCGGCAATAATGCTAGCATTGGGAATGTTTCACAACAATTTGGAAATTATCTTAATTCTGGTCTAAAAGTACTTGGAGTTGATTTAGAATCAGTTTTTAGAGACCCAGAAGTTATAGATTTAAATAGTGAAATCGAATTAAACATAGTAAATTCTTTAAGCAAAAGAGACTTAGAAAAACTTGCTAACGGTTATTTTAATTTAAAAGAAAAAGAAGAGTTAATAAACGAATATAAAATAGATGTTTATGAAAGAAAATCTGCATTTTTATCTACAGCTTTTAAAAATGTAGAAGAAACATACAAAGATTCCTTAGGCTCTTTTGACAGTCAACTAGAAACTTTAAAATCTGAAATGGATGCTGTGTTTAGTACCGGGCTTAATAATCAAAGCCAATTAGATGCTTACACAGATCTTAGCAACAAATATGCGGATCTTTCTAAACAAAAAAATAAAGAAATTGGAGCTTATAGAGAAGAGTTAGGAGATTTAGTAGCAACAAAAAACTTTGTAGAAGGCGATTTAAACGTATCTTTTGCTCAAAATACTTTAAATAATAATTTTAAACTTACAGACGAAGTAATAAAGTATAGAGAGCGATTTTCTGGTGATGGCTTTTGGAATTTCACGGGCGATGTGATTGGTTCGGAAGGGTTAGGCGGGATTTATAAAGTATTTATGAAAGCTAATCCTCTTTCTTTTGGGGCAACACTAACTGCTAACGGACTAGACTGGTTAGGTGATATGGTGGGTGCTCATGACGAAGAAGGGTATTCTATATATGATGCATGGGCTGATACTATTTATAATTTTACAGATTACGGATTAATGCCTGCGTCAGAAGATAAGAAGTTTAGTATTACAAAAGAAGAAGGAGGGTTTTCTGATTTTAGCGCTAGAAATTACGCAAAAACAGGAACGCGAATGATAGGCTTTTCGTTGTATTTAATAAACGAAGCTAGAAAAGGAAAAGTTACAGGCCTTCAAAAAAATATTGGTAAAGCTATTAATGGATTAGGTTCTAAATCTAAAATATTATCACCGATGGATGCTAAGTTAAAAAATAACATTATTATGGCAGAAGCTGCTTTTAGAGGCACTTACGCAGATAATGTTAAAGATGCTGAAAGCAAAGGTTTATTAGGTATTAAAGGCTATACTTATGCTGCTCAAATTTCATTAGCCGAAGGATTGGTTCAATCTATAATGCCTGATACACAATTTTTAAAAGGTGTAGCTGGCAAACAGTTAAAAAATGCGTTTGCTGGAAAATTATCTACAGCAGCCACTAGAGAAGCAATTAAAACAACTGGAAAAGAATTTGGTGTAAATATATTAAAAGAGTATACTGAGGAACAAATAAACTTTGGGTTAAGCTTAGTAACAGATATTTCTTATGGCTTAGCTCTTCCTAAGTCTTCTGAGTTTTTAAATCATCAAATAGAATTAGCTGCGGGAACTTTAATGCTAAGTAGTGGTATGGGTTCAATAGGAGCTGTTAAAACATATAACAATCAAAAAACGTTAGTATATAATCAAATAGCAAAGAACTTAGATTCTACCATGCTTTATCTTGATACTTTAAAAAAAAATACCACAGATCCTACTACAATTCAACAAATAGTAAAAGCCCAGCAGTTTGCTTTTAACGTAGCAAAAGCAGTTCGATTATCTCCTGCTAATGTAACTGGCGTAGAAGTTGATTTGTTAATGGAAAAAGCAGAATTATTAAAAGAAAAAGGCGCAACTGATTCAGCTTTTCATGACTCTATAAATGAAAAAATAAAAGCAATAGACGCACAAGTAGTTGAAATTAATAAAACTAAAATTGCAGATTCTAAGTCAAGAGCAGGGGCAAAAAACATAAGAGATCAAATTGGAACTACACTTGAAACTTTTAGCGATCAAGGCGCAATAGATGCAAGGGTAGAAGAAATAAGAAAAAAAGGTGGAAATGTTTTAGAGTCTACTGGCTATGGGCAAGCTTTAGTTTTAAACGGTAAAAAAATAATATTAATAAACGACCAAGCGCAAGCGGAAGATTTTAAATATACAACAGATCAGCATGAGCTTTTGCATCATTTTTTCCTTGAAACTTTTAAAACAAACCCGGATGCTGCTATTAGATTTGGTCAATCATTAATTAGTGAAATTGTAAACAATCCAGATATTACAGGTGGTTTTGAATTTATGGATAGGTTTAATGAATATCTTACAGATGAAAACTATTCAGCCGCAAACACATGGGAAGAAGTTATTCCTTTGCTAAGTGAATCTCTTACAAACGGAGATATTGTATACGATAAAAAACAAGATGGTTTTTGGAAAGCAATTGGCAAACAAATTTCTAGCTTATTTAAGGATCAAGGCAATCAACAAAAATTAGGTATAACTTTTGATACTGGTTTAGATGCTTTTACTTTTATTAGAGACTTTAATAATACAATAGAATCAGGAGGGAAGCTAACTGAAGAGCAAGTTAAAATATCTAAAGAAGGTGCTAAAGGCGAATTAGTAACTGGAGATGTAAAAATCGACGGTAGAACAAAAGGAAGCAAAGCTATTAAAAATATTAATCAGCTAATGGTTGATAATACTGCAGAAGCCGAAAGTATTGTAGCTAAAGAAAGTAAAAAAGACACGGGAGTTGAGGCATCTAGTAAGGTTCAAAAAATATATGAAACTCAAGGCACAGATGGTGCGTTCGATATTATAGAACAATTTAAACCTATAGTAAGCAAAATAGTAGAAAAAAGAAGTGAGGCACCTAATTTTGATCGTCAACTTTTAACAGACGAAATAGAAACAGGTAAGCGTGGTATAATTGATTTAATTAAAGAGTACAAGCCCGAGTCAGGTGTTCCATTAGCTGCTTATATAAACAAATTTTTACCATCTAGAGCTATAGAAGCTTCTCAAAGAGTTTTAGGAGAAGAATTTACAACTGATGTTACAGAAGCTAAAGGAGTAATGGCCGAAGAAGTAACAACAGAAGTTGCTACAAAGCCTGTAAAAAGAAAAATAAAACCTAGCTCGTTTATATCTAACGATGCGGTAAGCAAAATTAAAGAGCAAGTTAAAGATAAAATTAAAGGCATTGATCCTAAAAATTTAACGTTTAAAAAACTTGGTGATTTAGCTCCTAAAGTTATTGCAGAAGAAATTGGTATACCGGTTAAAAAACTTACTGTACCTGCTGCTAATTTATCAAAAGGAGATGCAACAGCTATACAACAATTTGTTAATAAGAACGCTGATAAACTATTAAAGATATTACCACAAGGCGCAGTAATAGAAGCTGCGACAGAGAAGCTCTTAGGCACCTCTACGGGCGTACCTAAAGGTTTGCTTGATGCATTTTATACTAAAAAAGATAGACTTGGCAAAGGAGCTGGGCTTGCTCCATTTGTTTTAAATAAAGGAATAAGCAAAGCTGATTTTTTAAAGGCTTTTGGTATTGTTGATGGTAAAAAACAAGAAGGGTTTAATGCAAGATCTTCTCAAGCACAGGCCTTAAAAGGCATTGCTAGTTTATACGGAAAACTTGTAACAAATGAAATTGTAAGATCAGATACTGATTTAAGCTTAGAAACCAAACAAGATGTTGCGGCTGGTAAGAATAAAGCGATGGCTAATAAAAGGTCTAAGTTTAATATTGACACTGCTAGAGCAATAAGTTCTACTGCTTACGGCGTTAAGCTCATTAAAAAAATAGCCACTAGAATAACTTCAAAAGGTAAAACAGTTAAAATAAAAGTAACAGATTTAGATTCTAAAGAAATGCAAGAATTTACATCTGTTGTAAATAACTTTTTAAAAATAAACCCTACTTATGGGTCTTATTTTAGACAAGGATACACTGGCACAAAACAAACTCATACTTATGGCTTAGTGTCTATTTTTGATAAGTATGTACCAGGTTTTAAAGACGCTAAAAAACTTATAACAAGGCTTGCGTATTCTAAATCTAGATTTCAATCTAAAAAAACAATAGACAAAGCTATACCTACTTTAAAAGCAGATAACAAAGCAAGAATGGATATGCTTAAAAATATGGCTTTAGACATTGAAGCATTTTTAGCTATTGAAGGGAATAAAGATAAAGCTTATGTTTTTGAACAATTTTTTAAAGATGGGTCAAGAGATCAAAACCACCCTTTAAGGTACTTAATACCTCTTAAGTTTGCAACAGTAAATCCTTTAAATTTAAGTTTAAATGTAAACGAAGAAGTTACTGAAGAGCATACTAGTCCAGTCGTTGGAATTGGAAGACTAATAATGGATGCTGCAAAAAATGGCAATGTAGAGCAAGTGTTTGCAGAAGTAATTGAACCCTCTGCGGCTCAAGGTGGATTACTAAGAAGCATAGATGAAAACATGTCTTCTGCTTTAAAACAAGATCAAGCTAATGAGTTTTACGAAACAGTACTTCAGCTAAATAAAGAAGGCAAATTAGATTCTGTAAATGAAGCTCTTTGGTATATTAGATACTCAATAGAAAACGACGTAAATCCTTTTTCTTTAATGCTTCTTGAAAAAGGAATTACAGTTGGAGAATACTTTTTAGGTAAATCTGAAATTTCAAAAGTAGGTTTAATTGAAACTCAAGCAATAGCTAATGATCTTATAAACCAAGTGCTAACAGGTAAAATTACTCAAAAGCAAGCTAAAAAACAATTTAAAATACAACAAACACAATTATTGCCTGGCAAAGTAGCGGCGTCAAAACGTAATAGTGGTTTAATACCTAATGCTATAAAGTATGATAAGCCTATAACTGTTCAAACAGCTATAAATGCTTTAGAAAAAACAGATAAAGCTTTAGGTAATGCAAGAAAATTGGATGCTCCTGTTAAAAAAATTAGAGTATTTGACTTTGATGATACATTGGCAAAATCAAAAAGCATGGTTATTGTTAATATGCCTGATGGTTCTATTAATCAAATAAACGCAACTCAATTTGCACAACAAGCAGCAAGCTTAGAATCTGAAGGCGCTGAGTTTGATTTTTCTGAATTTAGCAAAGTAGTTGAAGGAAAAAAAGGACCTTTGTTTGATGTTGCTAAAAAAATAGCGGATGCTCGTGGAACTGAAGATGTTTTTATACTTACCGCAAGACCTCAAGGCGCTGACGGCCCTATAAAAGCTTTTATGGAAGCTAACGGCATAAATATACCTTTAAAAAATATAACAGGTTTAGGTGATGGTACAGCTCAAGCAAAAGCCGGATGGATTATGGGTAAAGCAGCTGAAGGTTATAATGATTTTTATTTTGCAGATGATGCCGTTAAAAACGTGCAAGCGGTTAAAGATGTACTGGGACAAATAGACGTTAAATCTAAAGTTCAATTAGCTAAAGCCAGTAAAAGAACAACTTTTGATACTATCGTAAATGATATGATTGAAGATTCTTCTGGCATTGAAACTTATAAACAATATTCTGCTGCTAGAGCACAAACAGTTGGAGCTAGCAAAGGCAAATTTAATTTCTTGATCCCTGCAAGCGCTGAAGACTTTACAGGCTTGTTATATAAGATGTTAGGTAAAGGTAAAAAAGGCGATGCTCAAATGGCATTTCTTAAAACTAATTTACTTGATACTTATGATAAAGCTGAGTCAGCCGTAACACAAGCTAAAATAGCTGCGGCAAATGATTTTAAAGCATTAAAACAAAACTTAACAACTTTACCTAAAAGTTTAAGCAAGTCAACAGGTATTGGTGGGTTTACATTTTCGCATGCCGTTCGTGTAGCTGTGTGGTCAAAACAAGGTATGGATATACCTGGGTTGTCTAAAAAAGATATAAAAGAATTAAACGATTTTGTAGATAGCAATGCTGAGCTTAGCGTTTTTACTGATGAGTTAATGAAGATTCAAAAAGGTAAACCATATCCAAAGCCGGGCAAAAGCTGGTTAGGTGGTAATATTACTAGCGATATCATAAATGATATTAACAAAGTTAATAGAGCAGAATATCAGCAAGAGTGGAGAGAAAACATTGATATCATATTCTCAGAAGATAATATGAATAAAATGGAAGCTGCTTACGGAACTAGATGGCGTAGAGCTATGGAAGATTCTTTGCGTAGAATGAAGTCTGGTAGCAACAGACCTCCTGGAGGCAACAGTGTAACAGATGGACTACTTGATTGGCTAAACAATTCAGTTGGTGCTGTAATGTTCTTAAATACAAGATCTGCACTGCTTCAAACTATATCTGCGGTAAACTTTATAAACTGGGGTGATAATAACATAGTAAAAGCAGGATTAGCGTTTGCAAACCAAAAACAATTTTGGGGTGACTTTATGACACTTATGAATTCTGATTACTTAGTAGAACGTAGAAACGGTCTTAAAATTAACGTAAGTGAATCTGAAATTGCTGATGCCGTAAGAGATTCTGATAACAAAGTAAAAGCAGCTATAGCATTTTTGCTTAGCAAAGGTTTTGTAATGACAAGGTTTGCGGATAGTTTTGCAATTGCAACCGGAGGATCTACTTTTTACAGAAACAGAGTAAAGTCTTTAGTAGGCAAAGGTATGGAACAAAAAGCTGCAGAAGCACAAGCTTTTGAAGATTTTAGGCAAATAGCGGAAGAAAGTCAGCAGTCAAGTAATCCAAATAGAATTAGTCAGCAACAAGCATCTGGTGCTGGTCGTGTTATATTAGCTTGGGCAAATACACCCATGCAATATGCTCGTATACAAAAAAGAGCTGCACAGGATCTTATAAACGGTCGTGGTGACTGGAAAACAAATGTGTCTAAAATAGTTTATTACGGCGCTGTGCAGAATTTAATATTCAATGCACTGCAACAAGCTGTATTTGCTTTAGGATTTGGTGAAGATGACGAAGAAGAAATGGATGCTAAGAAAAGCGAAAAGATTTCAAGAATAGCAAATGGTATGATTGATTCACAACTTAAAGGCTTAGGTATAGGCGGAGCTGCTGTAGTTGCATTAAAAAGCACTTTAATGGAATTAGGCAAGCAATACTCTAAAGACCGCCCTAAATATGAAGAAGCTGTATTTGATTTATTAGGTTTTTCACCGCCTCTTGGCTCTAAAGTTCAAAAAATATACAGCGGGCTTAGAAGTTTTAGCTGGAATATGAAAGACATTAAGGATAAAGGTTTAAGTCTAGACAATCCGGCTTACTTAGCAGGAGCGCAAATAATTACAGGTCTTACTAATATTCCGCTAGATAGAGTTATTAAAAAACTAAATAGTATGCGAGGAATTGTAAGCGAACAATCTTCTCTTTGGCAAAAAGTTGCCTTAGGTCTTGGTTGGTCTACATGGGATGTAGGGCTTGGTTATTACGGAGGGTTTGACGCGGCAAAAGTTTTAACGCCTGAAGAGGAAAGAGTTAAAGAAATTGACGATATGAAAAAGTTAACTAAAACGCAAGAGCAAGTTGATATGCTACTTGATTTAGGGTTAACTAAAAAAGAAATAAAAGCTTTAGGCAAAGAACAAGTTAGAGTTGAAAAAATTATAGAGTTGCAAAATGCAAAGGCTAAACCTAAAGAAGAGGTTAAAGTTAAAGAAGAAATAAAAGAAGAAACTAAGCTCCCACCAGAAATAAAAGCAAAACCTAAAACCGAAAGCGTTGAAAGAAGGCTTAGAAGACAATTTGATTCTATTAAAGATGAAAACAAACCTGATCAAGTAAAAACATTGCTTAAGTTTGGTTTAACCAAAAAAGAAATAAGAGAGTTACAATACGAAAAAAATAGAGTAAACAAAATATTAGAACTAATGCCTAAAAATAAATAATGAGCATATCAGACATCAAAATGTACGCAATGAGTTTCGGAGTGGTTGGAATAACAACGTTTGGACACATAGAAACTTGGTTAAAAATTACCTTGCTTCTTGTAACTATTGGATACACGGTAACAAAATGGGTTAAACTTAAAAAAAAATAATATGAGAAGTAAAGGATCACCGCTTCAGATTAAAGAAGCCGCTTACGAAAAATCAAATCGTAAAATGCGTAAAGAAAACCCAGGAATGGGAGCAAGACTTACGTCTGGAACAAGCCCTCGAAGAGTGTCATTTGCATGTAGATTTGCAGGCATGGCAGGAGCAATGAAAGACGCAAAAGGAGAACCAACAAGAAAAGCTATGGCTTTAAAAAAATGGGGATTTGGTAGCGTTGCTGCTGCTAGAAGCTTTTGTAGTAAAAATAAAGAAAAAAAATAATAACTAAAACTAAAACTAAAATTATGAACAAAGAATTTGAAAGCATGCCTATTGACAACCGCGCAGGAAGTTGGGCTTCAAAACACATGAGCCCTATTTTTCAAACTACATCAAGGTCTAACTCCGTTGGAGGTTTAAAAACATCAGGAGGGCGAGATAACATATATTTAAATGATAAGGGTCAAAATCAACAAGAAGTAATGAAGCTAGCAAAAGAAGATTTCTTGAATGCAGATGAATCTAAAAAAGATGAACGTTATGACGATTTTGTTCGCAAAGGTGATTCAATCAACAAAGTAAACTTAACACCGCCAAAAAAACAATAATATGGGATCAGGATTATATCAAAGATTTGTAGGAAAAAAAGAAGACACGGACACAAGGGTTAATTGGAGTGATAATCCAATACCTGAAGGTGACAAAAAAACACATCCTAAGTTTAAATTAGCAATGCAGCGTATTGACAAATTTAGCGGGATGAAGGATTCACCAGAAAAAACAGAATTTTTTAAAGATAGCATTGAAACGCCTAGTATTAAGTATAATGGTAGATCTTATTCTTTACAGTCTTTAATACCAGATTAGTATGAAGTATTTTAAATTAGAAGAATTTGATTCGTCAGACGAACCAGGTAGTGGTGCTAAAATGCATAAAGAAATTTTGCATATGTTAGACGCTGTTAGAAAAGAATACGGCAAACCTATTAAAATAAACTCTGGTTATCGAACAGAAGCCAGAAATAAAAAAATAGGTGGTGTACCAAACTCTTCTCATTTAAAAGGGTTAGCTGTTGATATATCTTGTAAAAATTCAAAAGATAGATTTGCTTTAGTAAATTTATTATTAAAGGCAGGATTTAAAAGAATAGGTATAGCGGGATCGTTTATACATGTAGATATAGATAATACAAAATCTCAAAATTTAATTTGGGGATATTAAATATAAAGTAATGGGAAAATTAAAAAAAGGAAGATTATCTGAAATAGTTAAAGAATTGCAAGGAGCTTCTAAAATGCACTTAAAGCAATCAAAAGAAATTGATAGCCATATTGAAGACATGGGAACACCTTTAGAGAAAGGATTGTGGGCTAACATTCATGCTAAAAGAAAAAGAGGTGAGGCACCGCGTAAAAAAGGCGCAGAAGGAGCCCCTACTGCTGAAGCTTTTAAAGATGCGCAAGGATAATAAAAAGGAACAAGATAAATAGGCGTACCATACCTAATAGTTCCTGTAACCAGAAAGGGCCCTCATAACGAGAGCCCTTTTTTGATTTTAACCATCACATGCCAAACAATCTTCATTCATTGCTGTGGCTGCAATATCGCCTCGTAAGACGCTTTCTGTCCTTGTATAGTATAAAGTCTTAACTCCTTTTTTCCAAGCTTCGAAATGCACCTTATTAAGCCATTTAGGCGTTGCTTCAGAGGGGAAAGCTAAATTTAAACTAACTGATTGATCTACATATTGCTGTCTCAATCCAGCTTGATTAACTAACTCTAGCTGATTAATTTCTTTAAAAGTTTTAAATACCTCCTTTGCGGGGATGTCGTGGCCCATAGTAACATCATCAAGCTGAGCAATGTCTTGGACAGAGCCACCGTCAGCCAAGATCTTATTCCATATTTCTTCATTGTTTATTTTATGTTTTCTTAATAATTTAACTAGCGTAGGGTTTTTACGTATAAACGTTCCTTTAGCTGATTGTTCTGTAAATACATTAGCAGCCCAAGGTTCTATGCCCGCCGAGACATTGCCACTGAGCTTACTATTGCTAACAGTGGGAGCAACAGCGCGAAGATGAGTATTACGCATGCCAGTTCCAGCACACCACAAAGGTTCTCCATAAGTTTCTGCAAGCGCCATGGAAGCTCTTTCGCTTTCAATTTTAATTTGCGAAAATATTTTCCTAGTTTCAAACTGAGATAGTAAACCTTCGAAAGGAATACCCTTCTCTTGTAGATATGTATGCCATCCGAGGACACCCAAACCGAGTGCACGCCCTTTTTGTGCAGATCGTACAGAATTTTCGAATCCGCGTAGTCCCTTCGCCCTTTGAATAAATTCTTCCATAACACCGTCAAGAAACCAAATGGCGTCATAAATAAGATTAGTGTCTTTCCATTCGTCATATTTTGCTAAGTTTAAAGATGATAAGCAACATACAAAGCTATGGCTTTCATCGGTGTGTAATGTAATCTCTGAACATATATTGGTCATGTGAACTTTTAAACCGTTTTCTTTGTATGCTTTTGGATTGTTTTTGTTAACGTTTCCTTTAAACATAATATAAGGTTCTCCAGTTGCTTTTCGCTTTCTAAGTAATTTACTCCACTTATTTCTAGCTCCTGCATCTCCTTGTTCAAGCTTACGCATAAACTTGTCGCCAACAACTGCGCATTGATGTAAGTTAAGTGACTGTCTGTTGACATCTCCTTTTGGCTCTCGAATTTCGAGCCATTCTTCAAAATCATCGTGCTCAATGTTAATATTAACGGAAGCAGCACCTCTTCGGACTGATCCTTGATTTGTTGCAAGTATTGTACTGTCGTATATCTTGCAAAAGGGCACGACTCCGTCTGATGTTCCATTTCCTGTTATTGTTGCGCCGGCGGGTCTAATCTGATTAATACCAATACCTACTCCACCGCCTTGCTTAGCGAGTAGCATCATTTCTAAATTCTTTTGTCCTATATCTTGAATAGAGTCTGCAACGTCGATACCGAAACAGCTAATAGGAAGACCGCGATCAGTACCAGTATTACTAAGTACAGGGCTCGCCAAACAAAGCCAACCATTCCATATGTATTCAAAGAATTTTTCAGCCATTTCAGGCTTATAAAGTCTACGAGCAACTGTTTTACTGACTCTTTTGTATGCCTCACGAGGCGTTTCTCCGTCGAATAGATATCCCCCGGATATAGTTTTCTTGTATACGTCTGTATTACCCCACGAAGGGTAATCTTCTCCTTTAATCCATTCATTGTTCCACATATTTTATATTATAAAATGTTTTGTCCAAGCTATTAAACCATTAAGATTTAAAGCTACTAAATTCCATTGTTTTCTTGATGCTGTTTGCACCATTACACATATAAAACCTAGGATATAAA